CGATGCCAGGCCCTGACCGCCTGCGGCCCGGCCGCCGTGTCCAGGATACGCCCCATGTCGATGGTCAGCGCCTCACGGAGCCGCCGGAGCGCCGGCATCGACGTTCCAGCCTCGGGGAGCACGCTACCGCTCAGCAGGTCGCTCAGCTCAGTGCGCAGGATTTGCGCGCCGCGCCAGTTGAGGCCGTTCTGCCGGTTGACGGCCTCCCACACGCGGCCGAGAACGCCGGCCGGTGCTTGCGCGGTGCTCATGCCCATCTCATGCAGAAGCGAGAGCACCGCAACCCGCGTCTCAGCCAGTGGCACCGTGATGTTGTGACCGTTAGCGGCGGTCAGAAGATCGTCAATGTGCCCATACAAGCGCCGGTCGACAGCCTGCGACCCTCCCCTGATCCAGTCGAGCATGCCCTGCCGTGCCACGTCACCGGCATGCAGGGGGCCCGCGTTGGCGCCGTACCCGGCCGCCGTGCGCTCGGCAGCCTCGCCAAGGCCGGTCGTCAATCGCTCAGCAGCGCCCTCCAAGGGCGTACCGAACGGCAGCCGCCGGCTGGCACCGCCAAGCTCCTGCAGCGCCCGGTTCTCGGTTGCCATCGCACGGGGAACGTCGACGCGCGTGCCCGTGTTCTCGAGCACACCCGTATTGAGCCGCTCAGCCGCTTGGACAGCCTCTTGGCCCGCCGTGGGCGCCGGGGGCGGCCGGACCTGCGTCCGCGGCGTCAGCGGCCCGAGGACGCCACCGACACCACCGGAGACAACGGCTCGGTAGGGGTCAACGCCCTGCTCGCTGCCGGCGGCACCGGCAAGGAGGTCTGTCGTGACGCTGGCACCGGCACCGCCGGCAGCGCCAAAGAGGATGCGGCGCGGGATCGTGGTGCCGCGACCGAACAAGCCGCCGAACGGCAGCGTCGCAACGAGCTGCGTGCCGAACTCAGAAGCGTCCTGTGCCGAGGCGCCGGGGCGATTGAGGTACGTCCACTCGGTCACGCCCAAGCGCGGGGCGCGCACCATGACGTTACCGTAGGCGTCCTTGCGGTCCTCGAGGCCGGGAACATTGCGCCGAAGAATGTCGAGCTGCGCTGCCGGGTCGGACGTGATGGCTGACACGTTGATGCCCGACAGGTTGGCGCCTTCCTCACCGCGGTTGATCTGCTCTAGCGTCTGGCCGCCGCGGTTGGCAAACGCCGAAGCGAATTCTTCTGCATTGGGGAACTCAGTCGTGTACTCGCCCGTGACGAGGTTGCGCGCCCACTCACCCCAGGTAAGAGAGCTGGGGTCAAGGGGGGCGTCACGCCAGGAGCCGGCCGGGCGGTTGCCCGGCGGCTGAGCGTCGGCGAGCGGTGCGTCCTGCCAACCTGCCATCAGGGCTTGATCCTCGTGCGGCCATCGGGCCCGATGAACCGGGTTCCAGGCGGAAGCGCGTTGTACTCCTCGTCAGTCGCGATCCGCCGCGGCTCACGGCTCGGCGTCGGCTGCGCACCAGGAGGCGGCTGCGCACCAGCCGGCGGCGGGGTCTGCGGCCCTGTGCTGGTCAGAAGATCGGCGGGCACACCGAACGCGCTGGCGATCGAGTTGAGGTCATAGCCCTGCTCGACGTAGGCCGCAGCCCGGCGCCGCAGCACACCCACCATGATCTCGTTGCGCCGCTCCAGATTGCGCCGGATGATGTCAGGCGCCATGTTCGGCGTGATGTCGGCCGCGCGCCAAGCCTCAAGCTCGTTGCCCGTGAGCGTGGCACCGAAGATGCCGTGGCGCTCGATGATCTCGGCATCGCGACGATAGGACTGCCACCACTCCGCGGCCCTGCGTCCTTGAGGGCCAAGCAGCGTCGTGTTGCGGCCGAACCAATCGCGAATGTCGCCGGCAAGCGGGAAATTCGGGAACGAGAAGTTGTTATCCCAGGACTGAGTAAGCCGGCTCAGGGTGCGGAAGGCATCGCCGCGCTCGCCGAGCTGGTTGATGTTCTCCAGGGTGAGCCGCCGCGGCCCGCCGCGGGCGATCTCCTGCCCCGTCCCGGTGACGAGGCGCTCGTCCGACTTGAGGATGTGGCTGCTGAAATCGGCAATCAGCCGGCCCGTCGTCACGTCCACCAGCCGGTTGTTCACGATCCGCGTCCGCGGCGTAAACAGGCTCGGCAGGATCGGCGCGAACATCGCGGGGTTCTCGGTAATCGCCCGCGCCAGCGCCTCGCTGCCACCGCGCTCGATGATCGCGTCATAGGTGGCATTGCGGCCCCGCTCGCTCTCGCTAAGCCGGCGGACCTCACGCAGGCCACCCTCGCCAGAGAGCCCGGAGAGGAACGCCAGCGCGTAGTCGCCGAACCCGCGCTGGTCTGGCCTTTGACCTGAAATGAACGGCGGCGGGCGCATCCGATCCGCGGCCGTGGCGCCCGTGACGATGCGCTGCTCCTCACCGGGCGGCAGGCGATCAGGCTCGGGGCGGACCTCTGTCGTGAACGGCTGCTCGGGAACGATGGTCTGCGGGTAAGGGTCACGCTCCTCGCCGGGGGGCGGCGTGCGAGGCGCGAGGGGCGGCACGCGCATGCGGCCAAACGTCAGCGCATCGGCTGCCATGCCGAATGGAGCCGCCAGGGCGGACGGGTTGCGAAACAGCCTCTGCAGCGCGCCGAGAGGACTGGTGTAATCCTCCACCAGGGGCTGCTCCGTGCCGCTCTCGGGATTCGGGTTAGGATCGCCCGCACGCACAGCATCGGTGCGCCACGGCGCCATCGGCGGCGGTGTGAGCGGCACAGTTGGGCCAGGCGGCTGCACCGTACCGCGCCCGCCGCCAACCAGCTCGGCGAGGATGTCCATGATGCTTTGAGCGGTCGCCATCAGAGCTTCAACCCCACACCCGCTTGCACGCCAGTCTGCTTCGCCGTACCCTGCTGACCGAGGCCGGCGAGCGTTGCCAGCATTGGCGCCAGCATGCCAAGCTCCTCGACAGGCAGCGTCTTGATCTGCTCCTCGATCTGCAGCCGAAGGTTGGCCGGCAGATTCAACGCCGTGAGCAGGTTGTTCGCCATCTGCACACCCTGCGTGCGGTTCTCCAGGGCACCAGCGTCGAGAGCCTGGGTAAGCTGCGCCGACTGGCCGCCGGCACCGAACAGGGTCGACGCCGCCGCGAGTTGCCGATCCACATTGCGGTGGTAGGCATCGGAGATGATCGGAAGCTGCGCGCGGGTGACCTCGCGCCCCAGCTCGCCGACATGGCCAGCGGAGAGGCCGCGGCCAGCGCCGGCAAAGAGCGCGTTGACGCGATCAGTCGCGTCGTCCCCGACCGAGGTCAACAGCGCCTGAAACGTCGGATCGCTGCGCGGATCGGTGCGTGCGCCGGACGCGAAATCACCAAGCTGGCCCTCCAGCCGGCGGTAAGCGTCGCCCACCGTCCCTGACGTGCTGGTCGTATTGAACAGGTCGCTCGTCAAACGCTCGATGTCCGGCACGAACCGCCCGGCCTGGTCAGCGTTCGTGCGCAGTTCGCCAAACGCCGCGGTCTGACCGGGCGTGATGCCGCCGAGCCCGGAGCCGGCCCTGCTGAGGTCGCCGAGGAAATCCGTCAGGTACGGGATAGCCGGTTTCCACGGCTCGGTGGCCGTGTTCGTCGTCTTCTTGCCACCGCCGAAAGAGAACGACATCAGGCAACCCTTTCCCAGATGACCGCGCCACGCTCCTCGCGGAGCGGCTTGCACTCAGGCACCAGGCGGCCCCAGGCCCTGCGCCCCGCAAACAGGACACGGGCGCACCGCTCCTCACGCGCAAACTCAACCATGCGATCGGCGAGAGCCCGCGCCCACTGGCGCACGCCCCTACCGTTCAGCCCGTACACGCCGATCCAGCGCGACCCGTCGTCCTCGACGTTGATATCGGTGAACCACGCTGCAACGGGCTGGCCGTCCTCGAGCACGAGCCAAAGCTGCAGGCTCGTGTCCTCGATCCGCTGCACCACATCGCCAAGGTCACCGGCCGTGCGCACGGCATCGCGCACAAGGTCACCGCAGCGGCACCAGGCCGCGGCAAACTTCTCAGGTGGAACACAGAGGACCATCACCTGTACCCGTACACGGCCCATCGCGCCGAGGCGATGTTGCCGCTTTCACATATGAGGCGCAGCGCATTGTGCACGTTACCGTTCGCACGCCCGGCGTGCCCCTGAAGGCCCATCGCGTCCGCATTGGCGCTGTACCAGTTCGTCGATACGAACAGGCGCGGGTTGCGTGCCGTGCCCAGATGCGTAAGCCAGTCGATCACGACATGCGCGCCGCCCTCGCCGGCCACGTTGGACAGCGCGTCCCCCGCCCCGGTAAGGCCGGCGATCACGCACTGTGCAGCCGACTGCGCACGACGGAAGATCATCGTGTCACTGTCAGAGCGCATGCCGTTAAGGCCGTACTCGTAGGATGTCGTCGCGAATGTGCTGCCGCCATCAGTCGACAGCAGCAGGTGCAGCTCAACATCGTCTGTCGCAGGCACCAGGCTGTCGACGAGCACCCGCACACCGCGAAACGCCGTGAAGCTGGAGAGCACTATGTCGAGTTGCGCCGCACTGGCGACAGTGCCGGAGTTGACCAGCTCGAGACCGCCAGCAGCCCACTGCAGGTCTTGCCCCGCTCCTTGCGTCTGCAGGAACTGCCCCGCGGTGCCGGCCGCCAGACGCGCCCACGCCGAGGCCCCACGATAGAGGACATCGCCATGCGCGGCTGAGCCGACCCAATCCAGAAACTGGCTGAACGTGACCTCCTCGGGGTCACCCGCCCCAGAGGAGTTGCGGCCTAGCACCCGGAACTGAGCCGAGATGTCCTGCAGCTTGGCATACGTCACCTGATCGTTGCCGATCTTCAAAGTTGTAACAGCGTTGTCGGCGATCTTGGGCGTCGTGACAGAGCCGTCGACGAGCAGGTCAGTCCCCACAGACCGCTGCCACAGCTCGCGCAGGCTTTGCACGGTCTTGTGCAGGCTCGTTTCACCGATGATCGGCATGCCGGCCACGTCACCACTCCCCTGCTTCGCCGAGGTCTATTTCAAGACCTGTTGCAAAGGACCAGAGCGTTTCAGCCGGAATGCGGATGCAACCCCTGCCGCTTCGCGCCTCCTCCAGGAGTGGAACAAAGCCATCCTCGAGCATTTCACTTTCGGCCGTGTCAGTGAAAGGCTCGCTCAGCTTTTCACGTTTTGAAATGAAGCCGAACACCGCCGGAGCATCAGTGCGAGGCCAGATGCCGTTGACATAGGCCCGCTGCATTTCGTTTTTCATTTCGGGCGTTTCAAGGCGCGCTTCGATCGTTTCACCCGTGAAAAACCCGAGCTTGTGCGACGTGTCGAACGCCGACAAGCCTGGAATGACAGCAGTGCTGATGTCGTCGAGCGAAAAGGGGAGCGTGTCGAGCGAACCGGCTACCACGCCACCTGAAACGTAGGCATTCGCGAAGGTCGATCCATTGAGGTCGAAATGCGTTCCATCAATGACGGTGATCGTCCAGTTGCCGTTGGCTTCTGTCGTGCCCACAACACCGCTGATCGTCTTGAACATGCCAGTTGTGAGCGCGGCAGTGCTCGCAACCGTGATCCGAATAGCGCCACTGCCATTGTTCGCGGCTCCCACGATCGGGATGGCACCCGGCGCGATGGCGTCGAGCGACTCGAGCGTGATGCCGGGCTTTGCAACCTGAGCCAGGTACTCGCCCATGACGGTGACGGGCGCCCACCGCTTGCGTGTCCAATGGTACACGAACGCGCGATCGAAGGCCCCAGCCAGGCCAGTGACGCTCTTATAGGCCCACACGATACGGTTGTTCTGAGGGTCGGACGCCCCGATGACGAGCTGCGGAGCGCCACTGTCGTAAGCGAGCCCGCCGAGCGCGGCCGGCGTCGCGACACTGTTCCCCAGGAATGTGCGGTCGACCTTCTCCTCGCCAATGAACTCGATCGCGCCATCCTGGCCGGCAGCGACAAAGCCCCTGCTCGAGAGGAAGAACGCAAACCCCGCGGCCGTGACGAGCGAATAAGGCGCGAGAATACCGATCTTCTCGGGAAAGCGGTCGATGTTGAAGGCCACAGTGGAGCCCGGCACAAACGACATGCGCCGGACGCCGCCATCGCCGAGGACCAAGCCGACATCCTGACTCATGTCAGCCACCCGCCGCACGCGGCCGATGTCCGGCATATCCTGAACATCCGACAGCCCTGTGCCCGGCGTCCATTGCGTCGTATTAAAGAGCCCGGACCAGTGGACGCGAAACGGGTTGGTAAGAAGATCGGCAAGCACGACAAAGCCGCCGATAACCGCGATGGCCCCCGCCTGCGGCGGGCTGCCGGGGCAGTTGGCAAAGGCCGCGCCGATGGAGAGGTCGAACCGCTGCAGCACCACGTTGCGCTGAGTGGCGAGCACGAAATTGTTGAACTGCTCGAATTGCCAGTGCGCGTCGGTCGCCAGCGTCGTGTACGTGCCAGCGCCAAGCGACACGTCCATCCATGTGAACGTCGTATTGTCGAGAAGCCAGAGCTTGTCGTCGGTGCCGGCAAAGATCGCGATGGTGCTATCCGGGCGCCGCGCCAGGAAATAGCCGCGGCACGGCTTCGGCAGGGCACTGGTGAACTCCTGCATGGACTGCCACGGCCCATAACCGTCGTTACGGGGCACGCACCCGCGCAGCATCTGCGTGTGCCGACCGGAGAGGTCGGACACGTCAGGACGCCACTCTGCGAACGGAGTCAGTGCCATCGTGTCACCAGTACGGCCTCACATAGCCGGTGCCGGTCTTCTTGTTGTTCTCGGTCTTGAGCTGCGAATAGGCATCCTCGACCAGAGGCTGCATGTCCGCGGCCAAAGCCGGGGCGCGGAGTCGGTGCACCGCCAGCTCGAGCTTGGCGCGGCAACGGATCAGGCGCTCGCCCGTAGTCATCCACGGATTGCCGGTCTCGCCGCCCGTAGCCGGCGCCGCCACCGAGAACGCGCCAGCCACGCGGATCGGGTACACCGCGGCCGGCATCGGATAGAGCCGCAACTTGTCCTCGTATCGCGTCCACGCGTAAGGCTGGCCCTTTGTCGTGGTCGACGCCCAAAGCTCGATCGTCTCGGGGCTGTAGTAATTGAGCTTGTACGGCTGAGTGCCGATTGTCACGGTGATCCAATCCACCGTAATCAGACGGCCAAGCGCCTCGTCATCCGCGGCCGTGTAGAACTCCTGACCATCTACCGTGTCGAACGTGGCCTGCGTGCGGCTCTCGGCCCAGGCGAACCGATCCGCACGATAAGCAGCGATGGCGTCGTTGATGGCGTCAAGGATATCCGCGTCAAGCGTCGTGCCGCGCCGCAGGTCGCGCCTAATGCGCGCCATCATTGCATCGCGGGTACTCACGGATCATCCTTCGATCTCGAGGGTTGCTTCAAAGACCTCCAGGGCGGCCGGTGTGTAGATCGCAGCCGCCTGCAGGAGGCCGTAGATCACGCGCTGCTCGAAAGGCGCCTCGAAGACGATCGGCACGGTCAGTGCGAACCGCTTGGCCTTGTCGGTCGCGGTAACGAACGAGCCTGCGGTCATGTCACAAGCCACCGCGCCAAGGTGCGGTCTCGCTGAACCCACCGCGAACGGCGCATTGTCACCGACACCTGGCACCGGCAGCTCCCGGAACAGGTGCAGGTTGAAATTGGCATTGACGACAACCTCGTTGTCAGTGAACAGCCGCACTGCTACGATCTTGCCGCGGTTGCTGATCTTCTCGAGGTTGAACTGCATCGGCACAACCTGACCAGCCGTCGTGCTGTTGGCGATCAGGTCGTTAGCCGCGTAAGGCGTAGCGTCGTTCGGCCGCGCGAAGCTGTAAGCGGGTGCGACAAACATGCGTTGTCCTCGCATAGATCAGCCTCGCGCGGCAGGGCGTCAGTTACCGTCAGTTGCGAACGGTGTACTCAATCTCGACATCGCCATCGCCGGCATTCATGCCAGCGCCGGCAAGCGTCACACCGAGCTGCGTCACAGCCGCGAACGACACCGCAGCGGCAGATGCCGCCATAGCCGGGTTGTTACGGCCGGCAACGTCCCAGGTAGCGGTCGCGGCAGCGTTGACGACCTGCCCCGGCGTGCCAGACGTGCCGACGCTGAGCGTAGGCGTGGTGCCGTTGAACACGGTACGGATGGCCGTCGAAACGCGCAGGATGTTTGCCCCAGCGGGCAGCGCATTCGGGAACGGCTGAAACACGCCAGGCGTCGGCACGATCGTCACCCGCAGGTAATGAACCTGCTGCTCGTGGTGCTCGCGCGCCTGCTGGCCGAATACGTTAGTGGGCATCTGCTGGTGTCCTTCTGTGCTCTGTACGGTTCAGGGAGCAGGCCCCTCCTACGGGTTCGGCGCCCAGGTCGACACGACGAGCGTGCCGTAGTCGACGGGCACCATCGCGCCAGTCGACAGGTTCGGCGTGTTGAACTGCGCCTTCTTGCAGCCGAAGATGCCCCAGGCACCGACCTCGAGGCGGCGGCCGTGGTCCTTGATCTCCTCAGACCAGCGATACTTGCTCTTCGCGGGGTTCGTCTTCCGGCCGTAGGCACAGACCGCGGCCTGCGCGCCGAGGAGCACCGCGCGCTTGACGTTCGTGATCACGGCGCCCGTGCTGCTGTTGACACCGTTCGTGACACTCTGCGAGGAGCGCAGCACGACACGGTTCCACTCGCCGAGCGCGCCATTGTAGATGCCGTGCTTGCCGGCGCCCGCGATGGCCTGCTTCTGGATGTCGAGCCACCCGCCAGCCCCGGCGTTGGTGCGAAGCTGCTCGACCTGCACCGGATGGATGTACATGACCCACCGAGGCTGCCCGTTGACCATCACCGGCTTGATCCGCTGGTGACCGAGAATCGCCCGCGTCACGGCCCGGTCGATCACCGCCGTGGTGAAGGTCTCGG